GTACGACAATAAAGGAAGGACGTAAATTATGTCAAATGAAACACATGACGCTATAATGACAGCGATTCAAACTTACTCAGAAGAGAATGGGAAGTTTGTTGATAAAGGTGTAAAAGCCTCTGCAACAAGAGCCAGAAAGGCCTTAGCAGAATTATCTAAACTGATCAAAACAAGAAGAAAAGAAATTCAAGAAGTTAAAAACGCGGCCAAGACAGCGGCGTAATCAATAATTGAATTGCAATTCTAATAAACCCTCGGCTTTTGCGAGTCGGGGGTTTTTTTATGACTTGAGGATTCCTTTGCCGTGTACTCTCACACGAATATGCCCATTGTAATAATCATCGGTTTCTAAAACCTTACGTGCAAACTGTTCACGTGCTTCAATATATGAAAGTTCTGCTTTAGACTTACAGTAGAAAAGTATTTCTCTTGTGAATTTGTCCTTACCAAGTTTGTTTACATCTATAGTGAGATCATCACTTGATCCATAATAATCTTGCCAATCAGAATTCACTTTGTATCTACGCTTGTTCTTTCTGCCCTTGAGTGGTGGTCTGGATCGTTTGAATTTTGCTAGTTTCTTGCCAATATACATCCTACCGTTGGTTGTGTTTGTTATGAGATAAACAAATCCAACCACATCTTCTGGCATGTTGGTAATTTCTTTTCCTTGGTATATCCAATGCATAATGGTATTTAAAGCCAAAAAGATTGACCTCAAATTAAAACTCATATAAACAAGTGTGATAGGCAAAGTTCAATTTCTTAAAAATTTCCAATAGGCAAACATAGCATCGCAACCAGTGAGCAGGGAAATGCGGCAGAAATGCGACAGGTGAATCCCTTGATGCAAACGGCAAAAATGATGGGGCTCTTAGAAAAAGACAAACCCCAGGTTTACCAAATACTATTATGCAAGGGTTTGGTAGGCTCGCGTTGTAATGAATTAGCAAATGGGTACAGCACAACCGCCCAACTACGGTAGCGATGCATAGTGACTGCGAACTCACCACAGGGTTCAAGTCGGTTCGGCTAGAAATAGCCGAATTGTGACTGCTCATCTACCACAGGGGACGCATAAATGCGTCATTTGTTTTTTACAACTGCGTAAGTTAAAAAAGAAACGAGCGTAAGCGAAGTTTCAGATGGCGTAAGCCGTCTCTGACGATCCGTTAAGTACAACACAATGGAACTACTCTTCGATCACACTCTGGGCAAACAGGAACAACAGGACCTAGTGATATGTAGGCCCATGGCCATTGTGGACGAGGACGAAGAGTCGGAGGCTATAGATCGTGGTTGGCTGGCGCTGGATCACCCCGTTATGAACAAGGAGGTGTTCTACCAGAGCCGTAGCACACGGATCGACATAGACAAGTACAAGCCTCGCTACAAGGCGCACACCTACCAGGGTGAGGAGATCGGCTACAAGATAATAGACGCATCTGAGATGGTTAAACTGTTGAGCCTGCCCTCGATATACAAGCAGTACATGAAGCGTAAAAATTTTGGCGCGGACTACGACCCCTTCGGACACTACCACAAACGTGACCAGTTCATGGTCTTCTACCTGGGCACAGCGGACAACGTGGTGGGCTTCACCAAGCAGAAGCGTTACAGGTACCAGGAGGAGAACTACAGCACCATTGACACGTTTGACAGCCAAGACCTTGCGGGTCTGGAGTCCGTCATACACGCCAACACCATACCGATATCTGACCTAACACTGGACATGGAGATCGAGTGGGCACAGAACAACTACGTGCGATACTTCTACATGGGTTCCGGTTACGAGAAGAGCTCGGAGTACAAGGCCAACTACAGGGGATTCGAGTGGTGGACCGGCACGGAATGGAGCACCAACAAAAAGGAATACCGTAGGCTGTGTCGTAGAGATTCTAGGATCGAGAAGTTGAGCGATCTCGGAACCCTTTCACTGATTCCAGATAACTCTTAGACCAATTCTTGTAGTAAGGTCCCGCTTCTAGTATTTTCGAGAACTTGTTCAACTTGCTGAGTCGCTGTGCCAGGAACAGTATGTACTCGCCGTTGTTGAGTTTCACACCCTTAACGCTCTCGTGTATCTTAGGATGGTCCTCCAGCACCACTATGTCCCTCTGCATGAAGTACTTGTTAAGTTCACTGGCCAGTTCCACAGTCTCTGCCATGGTGAACTGATGCGGTTCCGCTATCATGACCAGCACGTCCTTGTCATCGAAGTCGAAATCCCAGATGTGGCTATACAGGGTCGGGTAGTCGGCCACACCGTCCAGTTCCAGGAACTCAACCTTACCGTCTATTATGGCCTTCTGTGCGAATGGACAAGGCGGTAGGTTACCGAAAACAGGATTAGGTTTGGTTACGAAATCACTGATCCAGCTCTTGATCTTCTCTGTCGGTGTCTGCTTTTTCTGTTGAGTCGTCATGTATGTCCTTCAATCTGGCAAGTGCCTCGTCCAGCAGTCTGCTTTTGGTTTCTAGTTTGGCTTCTAGTTCCGCTATGTACTTGTTCTGCTCGCCTATCTTGTGTCCAGTTGTCTGGACGTCCTGTGTTGCATGTTCTAATTTTATCAACACCTGTTTCATCCGGCTATCCTTTGCCTTCATTTTGGCCAATGCATCATCACGGTCTTGCGTGATGTCTGTGATGGCTGATTTAAGTTCCTTGACTAGGTCTTTTTCGGACATATGTAAGTGTTAATTATCTGCATTTTCGAATACCATTATAGTATACTATATCTTAGAAGAAAGGTTGACCACTTTTCTTGGTAGTTTCCATGTTCTCTTTTACCAATTGTGACACGATTGTACGTTCATCCGGTGAAAGATTGAGTGCCTCTTGCCAAGTCACTCCACCACGCAAAAACCAACACACTTTGAATAATTCTAGTTTCAAATTTTTTGATTCGGCTTCGAAATCCTTAAGGTACTTAACAATGTCAGAGTCCCCCATTGTCAACAAGGTTATCCGAAAAAATTTGAGTTATCGAATGTGATAGGCACTTCAAATGTTGCCGGCACACCTTTCTTGATCTGTTCTTCGGTTGCTTTGACTTTGATAGGTTTCATCTGTGCCTGCAACCTTAATGCCGTAAGTTTCTCTTCAATTTCTCTCACGGTTACTGTGTCTGCATTGTTTACGAAATCTATGATCTGTTGTCTGTCAGTGACCACAACGCCATCTGGTGTTGTAATTTCCTGAATGCTGTCCAACAACAGTGAGAAGTTTACAGTGTTTAGTGTTTCGAAGCTCTTTGCGAACGCTGTCTGCTTTTGATCTTCTGTCAATGTGCTTGAATTAATTGTACCATACATTTTTTGTTGTTCAAATTTAGCAATCTGTACTTTTGTTAAAGTTTTGTAATCCAGTGGCTGTATTTTTACCTTGAATCCTTTAGACGTGGTCGCGTAATCCTCCAAAGTAACTTTACCCAAATCTTCTAACAATGCAGGTAAATTGACAGTTGAGGTTTGTTTGTCTTCTGCTCCTGGGATAGTATATGAAACATCCATTGTCTCGCCAAATGTTGCTATCCTTATCGCTAATAATACCGCATCTGTGTCGTAGTTGACCATCTTCCATGGATCAAGTAAGTTTGGAACACAACTTTTAATGACATCGACTGTTGCCTGCCCGTTGATCATCGAGTCCGGCGTCTTGAATGTGAGCTCATCTTTAGCCGTCATTGGTAGTATGGGTATTTCTCCAGTCTCTGTTGGTGTAAAAACCTCTTTGGGGTAGTATTTTCCACCGCTGGGCAACTTAATGTATATCGCTGGTTGCCTATAGTACTTCTGTAGAGGGTTAGTATTTTCCATGTTTTTTGTATCCATAAATATACACTAATTGTGCATAGGTGTCAATATTTATGTGCGTATAAAAAGGCAAGAAATAAAACCATATGGACAGAGAATTAGAGAAACAACTGGAAGAACTACAGAAGAATTTTGCGGGTTTGGCCAAAACCCTAGGTAGTTCCAGTAGAACCATACTGAAAAATCACAAAGAGCAGAAGACGTTTGGTAACTTGCAGAAAGTGACTAATAAGTCACTGGATGATTACCAGAAGAAGAACAAGAGATTTGTTTTTGGTATGGAGAGTTTTAATGAGGCCGTAGATGCCGCAAAGAAAGATGTCAAAGGATTCAGTTTCAATCTTAAAGCAATTCCTTCTCCGGTAGGGCTCCTTGTCAAAGGACTAAAAGTATTAAAAGATGCCACTATCGGTGTTGGTGTGGCAATGATTAAAACAGCATTGGCACTTTCCGATACTACCAAAAGTTTCAAAGGACTAGAAGATGTAGTCGACGCTGGTGTGGCAGATCTAAGTTTAGTTGGTAAAGTTTCCAAAGAACTTGCCAAGGACATAGATGCAAACGTGGGCGTTTTCAGACAATTGGCAATGACAGGAGCATCATTTGGGTCATCTATTGTCACTTTAAGGAAAGCACAAGAAGAGGCGCAGATGCCCTTGGCGAAATTCACTGACCTTATACAACAGAACACCGGCACGTTAGCAAAATTGTTTGGTTCAGTTGACCAGGGCATACCACAGATAACAGGATTCATGAAAGGACTCAGGGACATGACCATGGATGAGTTCGCAAAATTTGGTCTCACACTAGACGAAACCTCTACGTTCTTAGGAACTTTCCTAGAATTGGAAAGGGCACGAGGTAACGTAACAAAAATGACTCAGGATCAATTATTGGCAGGCACCAGAGCGTATACCAAGGATCTAGTGTTGTTGAGTAAACTTACTGGACAAAGTGTCGACGAACTGAATGAACAGAATATGGCCATGGCGGCAGACGGTGTGTTCCAATCACAACTTACAAAAATGAATGCCGAAGACGCCAAGACACTGTCACTAGGCATAGGTTCATTGCCAGGACCGTTGCAACAACTTGCCAAGGAAGTGATAGGTTTGGGTGCACCTATCAGTGACACCAGCAGAGAACTTACTGCTTTATCAGGTGGTGCGTTCAATGATGCAATCAAACAGTTCCAGAACACCGGAGATTTAGTTGCATTCCAGAATAGCATCAAGACCATATCAGGTAATGTGATGCAAAACGCTGAGGCGTTTGGTGATGCCGCACTTGCCGGTGGCGGATTTGGTGAGGCTTTGAACGCTGTCGCGGCTTCAATTGGTACTGCGGTTGACGAAGCGGATATCACGGGAGAACTAGAAGCGGCCGGTGACAACATAGCAAGAGTTGTTAATCTCACTACAGGTGAAGTAGATAAGGTAAAGGAGGCACTAGAGACTGCTAGATTCAAAGCACTCAACCCATTCATATTTTCCGGCGAAAAGGCCGGCAAGGGATTAGACAAACTTGCCAACCTTTTAGACACAACACTTAACGACGGAATCAAGAGGATAGGCGACAAGGTAGAACAGATAGGACAATTCCTAATGGGTGAGGAGATCAAAGAAGTCGCCGTTAAGAAAAAATTCGAAGATTCAGCGGCAAGCCTTTTCAGTTCAAAAGACGGTGGATCTTTCATAAGCGACTTCGCGGCTTCAGAGATGGATTTAGATTTCAACAAAGGCACAAACGGATTTAGAAATTTTGGCGATGGAACACCTGCCATGCTACATGGTGTGGAAGCAGTCGTGCCAAAAAACGACATAGGACAACTATCCAACTTGTTGTCAGAAGTAGGAGCAACAACCACAAATACCACGACAGGTGACACAATCACCAACACCAGCACAATAATGGACATGTCAACTTTAAATGCCAACACTGCGGAATTGATAGATTTAAACAAAAAGGTGGCTCAACACTTAAATACGCTTGTAACGGTAAGTGCAATGACAGAAAAAAATACCAAAAACACAAATAATAGTCTTGCAAACATGGGCGGGAGTCTAGTATAATAAAGTATGGCTTGGAAAAAATATTTTAAAGACGCAAATCTTTCTCCTATATCAGGTGAGAAGGTACCAAACTTCGCAAAAAGGAACTACAGTTCTTATTTGCCGGACGTGTACACAGGACATCCAAACAGGATACAGAGATACTTCCAGTATGACCAGATGGATTCAGACTCTGAGATCAATGCGGCACTGGACATCCTAGCAGAATTCTCAACACAGAAGAACACAGAGAACGAAACTCCGTTTGATCTTGTGTTCAAAGACGAAACCACAGAACACGAAGTAAAATTATTAAAAAGGGCACTCCAGCAATGGACCAAGTCCAACAAATTCAACAAAAGAATTTTCAGAATATTCAGGAACGCATTGAAATACGGAGACTGTTTCTTTGTGAGAGATCCAGAAACACAGAAATGGTTGTACATAGACAACGCAAAAGTGGACAGGATTGTTGTAAACGAGTCTGAGGGCAAGAAACCTGAACAGTATGTGATCAGAGATATCAATCCAAACCTACAAAGATTATCAGCAACACAGATCACACCTAACCAAACATACGGTGGAGGTGGAACAACTGGCGGTGGCACAGCGGCCTATGGTTCAAGTTATGCAAACGCAGGTTCTATAAACAACATGACAGGCTTCGCAGGTGGAAATGCAGGTGGAAGGTTCTACAAAACAATGAATGCGTACAACATAAACGCAGAACACGTTATACACATGTCAATGTCAGACGGATTAGACAACTTGTTCCCGTTTGGACAGTCTGTTCTAGAACAGGTTTTCAAAGTCTACAAACAAAAAGAACTATTAGAGGACGCAATCATAATTTACAGGGTTCAGAGAGCACCTGAAAGAAGAGTGTTCTACATTGACGTGGGTAACATGCCAACACACTTGGCTATGCAGTTCGTTGAGAGAGTCAAGAACGAGATCAATCAAAGAAGAATTCCAAGTGCATCAGGTGGAGCAAATTTCATTGATGCAACTTACAATCCAATGTCAATAAACGAAGATTACTTCTTCCCACAAACAGCAGAGGGGCGAGGATCTAAAGTTGACACACTGCCAGGTGGTACAAACCTAGGTGAGATTGATGACTTGAGATTCTTCACAAACAAACTGTTCAGAGGATTAAGAATTCCAAGTTCTTATCTACCAACAGGTGCAGAAGACGGCGGACAACAGTACAATGACGGTAGGGTAGGAACAGCATACATCCAAGAACTAAGATTCAACAAGTATTGTGCGAGATTGCAATCAATGTTGGCAGGAACTTTTGATGAAGAGTTTAAATTGTGGATCAAATCCAAAGGTTACAACATCGACAACAGCATGTTTGAACTTAAATTGAATCCACCACAGAACTTTGCACAGTACAGACAGACAGAAATGGACCAAAGCAGGGTAAACACATTCACAGCAGTGGCAGAGTTGCCTTATATGAGTAAAAGATTTGCATTGAAAAGATATCTTGGCTTGACTGAAGAAGAATTGGCGAGAAATGCTGAACTATGGGCAGAAGAAAACAACGTGCCACAGAAAAAAACAACAAAATCTAATCAATTAAGAGCAGGCGGAGTAACACAGTCTGGTATATCAAGTGATCTAGATCAATTCGAGGAGCCAACAGCAGATCCAGAAGCACCAGAACCAGGATCACCACAACCAGGACAGCCAGGACAGACGCCAGGTGGACAAACACCAGGTGGCACAGGCGGTGGCGGACAGGTATAAGGATTAAATACGATTATGAAACTGAATGAATTTTTCACATACGGCGCAGATGGCTTTGAACAGGACAAAACTTACGAGCCAGAGAACGATATTTCAGTACTAGACTCAGAAGATACTAGGAAAACAAGACTTACACTCAAACAAATCAACTCTATGAGGTTGGCATCAGAGGCACACGATGCTCAACAGAAGGAAGAAGCAGTATTTGTCCAAAAAATGTACGGACAACCTGCACAAGACGATAACTTAGAGTTATAATGTCAGCAATAGCATTCGTATTGGGCAACGGTGAATCCCGTAAAGGCATAGATATCAACGATCTTAAAGAAAAAGGCACGGTGTATGCCTGTAATGCCGTATATAGAACACACCAACCTCATTGGTTAGTCGCAGTTGATCCAAAAATGATGCTAGAGATAGCAGAGACAGATTATGTTGTACATAATAAAGTGTACTCAAATTTCAACAATCAATATGAGAAACATAAAAAACTAATGGATCATGTTACATGGTCTTCGCCGAGTCTAGGGTGGTCAAGTGGGCCAACAGCACTAAAACTGGCCTGTGACCATGAATTAACTGAAATATACATCTTAGGTTTTGATTATCAAGGGTTGCCAGTTGATCCTAAAAAGAACAGATTCCATCTAAACAACATTTATGGGGACACACGTAACTACAAAAAAAGCAGTGACGAAGCCACGTTTTACGGTAACTGGATGAATCAAACCAAACAATGTTTACAGGACTATCCTAAAGTAAAATTTAATCGTGTGATACCTAATGGCTGGTTCAAACCCAACGATATAGACCGGGCAGAAAATCTTCAACACCTCACAACTGAGGAATTTCTGTCAAAATTTGATTTACAAATCAAAATATAGCCAAAATCCGCCTTTTCAGCCCAATTACAGCACTGTTTCTGCCGCTTTACAGTAAATACAAACACTTATAAGTACAAATCGACCTAATTAAAGGAGCACGTGTAAAATGTCAAATAATAAATTTGAGAGTTTATTAGAGTTACTAATAAACGAAGAAAATGATAAAGCAGAGGCTTTATTTCATGAAATCGTAGTTGAAAAATCAAGAGATATCTACGAAAATTTAGCAGACGAAGAAGTAACTGCTGAATCAAAAGACGAAGAAGTTAAAGAAACTGAAGAAGTTAAAGAAACTGAAGCATCTGAAGAGGCTAAAGTAGAAGAAACTACTGAAGAAACTAAAGAAGAAGCAAAAGTTGAAGAAACTTCTGAGGAGTCTAAAGACGAACAAGTTGACGAAGTTGTTGAAATCGAAGACGAAGCAAAAGAATCTGAAACAACTGAAGAAGAATCAATTGAAGAAGTAGGCGGCGACGCAACTGACGAATTGGTTAAAGACATCTCAGCAGAAGAAGAAGGCGAAATGGATGCAGACAAAGGCGAAGAAATGCCAGCAGACATGGATGCTGAAAAAGATGCTGAAGGCGATGTTGAAGACAGAGTAGTTGACTTAGAAGACGCTTTAGATGAATTAAAAGCAGAATTCGAAGCAATGATGGGCAAAAAAGACGATGAAGAAAAAGAAGATGAGTCAGTTGCACCAGAAGTTGCACCAGAGTTAACTCCAGAAGTTGAAATGGAAAGCAAAGAAGCGACTAAGGAAACTGTAAAAGAATACAAAATCCAAAAGTCAGCGGACAATGCCGACCATGCAGATCACAAATCATCACCAGTAGCAGATAAGAAAGCGCCAGCGGCGGCAGATGCTAAAAACATCGCTCAAGGCGGAGCAGAAGAAAAAGGAAGACCGGCTCCAACTGCACAAAAAATGGCAGGTGATTTTGAGAACAGTCCAGCAAAAGACAAGTCTACTTCATACAAGAAGCAAGTCAAGGCTGATACGGCTGACCACTCAGACAAATCTGCAAAATCTCCAATTGCTTCTAAGTAATTGTTGATTTAAGGAGATCATCGGATGGCATCACTATACCTTAGAGAGAATCTAACGTTTGATCAGGCCAGAGTACAGGTCTTACACGAGGGAAAAGACGGTAAGGATTTGTACATGAAGGGCATCTGTATTCAAGGTGGGATCAAGAACGCTAATCAGAGAGTTTACCCAGTGGCGGAGATTGCGAAAGCAACGAAAACACTGAACGATCAGATTAGTTCTGGATACTCTGTGTTAGGTGAAGTGGATCACCCAGACGATTTAAAAATTAATTTGGACCGTGTGTCTCACATGATTACTGAAATGTGGATGGACGGACCAAATGGATACGGTAAGATGAAAATCTTACCAACACCGATGGGCCAACTTGTCAAGACTATGTTGGAATCAGGTGTGAAACTAGGCGTTTCAAGTAGAGGTTCTGGAAACATGAACGAATACGGAAGCGGTGAAGTTTCAGACTTTGAGATCATCACAGTA